AATTAATCGGGAATGCCTTTCTTAATGCTTGAGACTCAGCGACCTTACCCAGCATGACACGGGGCATTTTCTTCCACATAAAGCCAAGCTGATCGCCAGGATAAAATTCATCCCAATAAGCGGTTGCCGATACCGTATAAACATCGCCCGTATTGGGGTCTATTCTGCGTACCGTAGCCTTCGCCCATTCGGGATAGCCATTTTTATTAGGACCATATTCAACATCTTCCTGACCTCTATACTGCCCCGATGCTTCCGCTTGTGCCCTCATAAAATCGATGCCACATTGAAATGTCGCCCTTCCGGATCGCTTCACAAAATGGATTAATCTATCTAATGGATGTACCCCTCTGCGCCGGCATTCAAAAAAGAATAGCTTTAATTCATCGTCTGTTGCGCCAACCGCTATAGTATTTTTGATAAGCGATACTTGTTCAGGTGTGATAGTAACTTCGCCAAGTGCCGAATTTTTTGTTTCATAAACTGCCGGTGTTTCGCTCATGATGCCCTCCTATGCTATTTTTTTGATTGGTATTAATCCGCTAATTTCTTTTATTTTGTCGCAGGTCGCCTGGAGTAAATCAATTACCATTTCCAACCCTTCTATAGATAATTCTTTGTCATTCCACAGCTTTTCTTCAAAATATATTTCATAGCTTACCTGCCCTGTGCTGATGTTGTGTATCACCTCTGATGTTCCAAACACTATGCCTTCATTCCTTTGCGTGAATCTGTATATCGTCTCTTTCATCATGGATTGTCTCCTTTAATTTGCGTAAAACCTCCCAGACCTTAGCGTCTGGGGCTTGTGCATCCTTGTCAATGGTTCATTGTTTTCTCTATTCATTTCAACGTGGATAGCCTCAACATCATAGATATCGAGCGTATTACCCCATTCATCAACAAACTCAATCTTGCTGTGCCCATCACTTAATGCCGAAATAAATGCTTTCATCTTTCCCTCCTTTGGGGGCTCTTAGGTAAGCCCCCCGAACCCTTTTAACCTTTCAACACAGTATTGCATTACCGCTTCTGCGGGATTTGCCATCCATTTTTTACCTCTTGCATTGCTTTGATAAGTTCAGGCTGCCGTTCCGTATCGTATTCATTGACCGCCCTTTCCTGCGCCCATTTCCGGTTACTCTTCTGCTGTCCTTCCCTTCTGTCCTGCTCGGCGCATATGCCGACAAACAGGAATACCCAGAACAGGCACAGCATTAATGATATTAAGATTGCGCTGTAAAACGATTGCCTTGCTTCCTTCTCTCTCCACAGCAGTTTGATTTTCATAACGAAGCCCTCCTTAATTATAACAGGACAGGGGGGCAAGTTGTGAGCTATGACAGAGGGGTTAAACTCTGCGCCGCCCTGCCTGTTTTTTTCTTTTTTAAGATTGTGATTGATTTTGTTATTTATCATAGCTCACAAAGAGACTATAAAATAAGGGTCTATATTTTGTCAAGAAAAATCTTTCATCAATTCAAAATATTTTTTAAGCGGGGATCGCAGAGTCAGAGTCCGATACAAACAGGCTACTATCAAGCATTTATAAGTAATGCTGTAGACAATAGCCTGTTAATGGCTTGTTCGCGTGGACAATAAGGGCACTGATGCCCAACATGCAATTCTGTATCTGCTGCCCTAATACAAACTTTTGGCTTTTTGGAAAACGGCTTATTATGGGAAACGAATACCGTATCAAATCATACATCTTTTGGTACAGTATCAATTTATCCATTTCAGACATTTCTAAACCCCTTCCTGCCTACCGGCAGGGAATACAGATTATCAGATACCAGATTACAGAGCTTTGCAGGCCCGGAACCCACTGCCGTAGCTCGAAATCGACGGCGCATTGCGCAAATTGAGCGCGAACACGCCCGCAGTCGCCTCGTTGCTGAAGTAGCCGCCACGGATCGCAGCACGCAGGGCGGTCTTGTCAAACCAGTAGCCATCATTGCCACGCCCGCCGCCCAAGGAGAGGAGGGGAAGTTTTTTCATCATGGCCTCCTAATACTTCACGCAGTACAACACGTTGATGTTGACCGGGCGGGTCTCGTTGCCGCCGCTGGCGTTGACCGAGGGCGATGTTTGAATCGGAAAAAAGGTCCCGTTACCATCCCCGGATAAGATATACCCGCCGGCGCTGTATATATAGGAATCAACCGTCAGGCTGTGGGTATGACTATGGAACTCGTCTGCCTGCTTCGTGCCGACGTAATCCCCGGTGGTCCCGTCGCCCCTGTTGGTACGCGTCGCCTTGTCGGGGTCCGTGGTCTGGCCATGTGACCAAGCACGCATGAAACGGCCCCTCACGTCGGGCAAATTGAACGTCGTGGACCCGTCACCCGAGCCGTACTTTATCCAGTATTTCCCGAAGAGGCGGGCATAGGTCGTGCGGCTGATCGCGCTGCCGTCGAGTTCCAGGTATCCGGTAGGGCAGGCATCCTCAAAGGTGGTGATGACGGAACCCACCGGAGGATCCCCGGACGGATTTGTCAGGACCATATAGGTCCCGTCGTATCGCAGAACCATGTCGTGGCCGTCTACAATATCGTTCGCTACGAGGGCCGCCCCGTTGTGCTTCACTATGGTCTTCGCCCCGAGGCTGTTCAGATTGATCGTGGGGGCCGTCACATAGTTCCGGTTCGTAGCCTTGACATAGTAGATACCCGAGTAGGCCGAGGGCGTCGGCGTCACATTGCCCGTGTAGGTGTTGGCGGCGGTGTCAGGGTAATAATTCGTCGTGGAGGCCGGATATCCCCCCGTACCTCCCTGCAAGGCGTCGGTTCCTCCGATAAAGGGCTGTCCAGAGTAAGTGAGCACGGTAATATAACCCATTCTGCGCTGTCCGGCAGGGGTGTCGGGTATGGCCGCTATGGCCGTCGCCTCGTCCACGTATCCGGTGTCAAAGTTGTGGCTCCCCGCTGTCGAGGTAATGGTTCCGCTGCCGTCGATGGAAAAGAGGTAGATGCCCCACTTGTTCGTCGGGATGGTGCCGGCGGCGAGTGCCGTCCCCGCCGCAACAGGCCCCTTGATATACGGTCCGGCGCCCGCTATTGTGTAGGAAAACCCGGTCGACGCCACCTTTGTGTTCGTCGTTCCCATGGACAAGGTGACGGACGAGAGGAGCTGTGTCCCGGCATAGGTCACTGTTCCCGATGTCGTGACGGTACCCATGGGCTGGTTGTTGGCAATATCCCATACATACTGCCATGCCGTGTTCGCCTCGTTCCGTAGCTTGAGGATGTGGGCTGTCGTGTCGTACCACCATTGGCCTGCTATCGTGTTCGTCGGCTCCGTGGATTGTGCAAAGTTGGCCCGGAGAATGGCAAAATTATTCTCGATGGCCTGCATGTCGGTCTGGACGTCATGTGTAGGACCGAAAGTATCATCGGTGAATTCCGTCGCCTGAGCCATGCCCATGAAGGCGCACAGGAACAATACCAGGAAAAGGGATATGCGTTTCATTTTTTTATTACCTCCGTGGTCTTCGCGGCTTCGATCTCCGCGTACTTTTCCGTCACTATCTCGGCAATAGCGGCCTCTGCCTGTGCCTTGACGGCTGCGGTGGCATCGGACAACTGCAAAACTTTCGCCCCCACCTTCTCCCGGAACTCGCTGTCATCGTCGGGATTGTAGCGGTAAGAGCCCGTGTCGACTACCTTCTCCCCGTCGAGATACTGGACATACGCCACGTATCCCGTTTTATCCTTGCCCATGCTATCAAGTTTTGCCGTTATGGCCATGATGCCTCCTTATGCCCAGTACGCCGCTTTCATGTTGAGCGTTTTCAAATACAGGTTGCTTCCCTCCACCGGATCGATGATCGTCACCTCGACCTGCACGTACCTGGCGCTGAATTCCGGGGCCAGTATCTCGAAGAAGTCCGCCTCGTTTGTCAGGTTCCCCGAGGTGTCGCCCCACATGATCTTTGCCGAAAGGACAACAGCCTTCGTCTCGATAGCGACAAGGTCCTGCCATTTCGTTCCGGCGGGCGCCACGTCATCCCATGTCTGTCCCGACGGGAATATCGCATCCCATGTGTTTCCTGCCGAGATGAAGGTCGTCAGAAAATCACCCCACACGCGCACGGTCTTGATGCTCCCCAGGTCGTATTCCGGAGAGGTCCATGTCCCGGACAGCACCCCGTCCGTGTGGGAGCATTTCAGGACGTTATCCCCGGAATAGGTCGTCTGCTCTGTGTTGTCGTGGCTGCCTGTGGAGAAGTCCCAGGACCAGCTATTTTTGTCAGAGTATCCCGAGGGGTAGAACACCGTGCATTGAGCCGTGGGGGGGCTTGCCGAATAGAGGCCGTTGTTCGACTTCGGGCTCATGACGAAGTTGTGTGTTCCCGGCCTCACGCCCGACTTGCTGATAAGGGGTTCCTTGTTGTAGCCAAAAAGGATCGCCCCGTTCCAGACGGAGCCGAGACGGGCCTCGTACCCCTCGATGTCGGGATCAGATACCCTGGGGGCGCTCAGTAACACCGTATCGCCGGATGCCACCGCCGTAAGGGAGGCAAGGTCCGTTGGCTGGTCCGTCTTGCCCTCGATCGCCTTGCTGTACTGCGAGGCCGAGGAGAAAAGCTGTTTCACGTCCCAGATATTGACGCTCACGAGCTTGACATAGTAGGTCTCGCCCTCGTTCACGGGGTCGATGATGTAATTGTCCCGGACGCGGGTCATATACTTGTAGTCCCCGGTCCCGATCTTCACCCACACCTCGGCCTCTTTCCAGAAGGGATAGACGGACGCCGATGGAGGCGTGAAACTTATCAGGAGGCGCGTAAAGGAGCGTTCCCGGTAATAATAGACGTCCTCTGTCAGGGTGACCCCCGTGACCGCAGGAGGCCTCGTATTGGGCTTTATGATGGACGTGTCAGGCTTCGTGTGCTCGGACACATCGTACTCGTCATCATAGAAATCAACAGACTCCTCGATGAGCGATATCTCGACACCCATGTTCTGGTCGAAACCGATATTCTCGACCCTCAGTTGCTTGCTTTCCCATCCCGGGATCTCGTGCGTCAGGTTGATGAGGTCCATCGGTTCGAGGGCCAGCAGGCGCGAATGGCCGTTGAAATCGACCGTCTTGTTGAACCGCCACCGCTCTAGTTGGTAGTAGGCCATTTTCATGGCGTTCATCAGGGAATTGATCCCCTTGATCGTGATGGTCTCCTCCCGATAGTCGCCGTCGGCCTCGATGAGGGCGTTATCGGCGTGAACGTACTCATTGCTCTGGTAGTTGAGTTCGGCGTCGATGAACTTGATGCAGACCCCGTTCGGGGTGTCGAAGATGGAGGGCTGGTGTATCTTCAGGCTGCTCTCCCCGGTCTCCGAGCAGACAACGTCATGCTCGTCAACGTCCATCACGGAGGTCTCGTAATTGAGGTCACGGTACTTGAGTTTATACTCGTTCCCGGAATAGATAAGGGCGCCGCGGAAACAGGAAAGGATCTGAGACAGGTTGTCAGCCGCGGCCTGATACTCGTTGATCGGCAGGCCACACGTCCATCCCTTGGTTGCGCAGTAGGCAGCGGCGGCCGCAAAGGAGTCGTCGTCGAGGCGGCTTTCGTTTATCCCCATGCCTCCGCGCCGTGATGACCGGGTGATGAAATCACGGGCACACAAAGCGGGGTTGTTCGTGTACTCCGTGGCCTCCGTGGACGGGTTGTATATGGTCTTGATGCCGTCGATCAACATTGTGATCTTGGGGACGCTGGTGAAGACATCCTCGTCGTATTCGAGGCGGAGGTAGATATAGGCCGTGCCCCTCATGGCATCGTTCCATTCCGGGCAGGCAGCTTTCAGGGCCGCGCTCACGTTCTGCGTCTGTGTTCCGTTATATATCTCGTAATAGGTCTTGCCGCTGTAAAGCGCGTCCGATATCAGCGTGTCGTCGAGCCATATCTGGTCAACGCTATCCTCCTGAACAACGCCCTGAATCTCTCCTTCCGCTATTGTCCCGACGATGTGGAGATATTTGTTGTCCGTGTCGCTGGTCGCACGGTACACGCGGTTTATACCCACCCTTGTGCGCCCATAAACCAGGGGAAGGCATTCGTCGGTGCTCTCGGTGTTAAGGAGGATGCCGTTGTTCGTGGTCGTGGTCTGGCTCGCGAGGTCCGTCTCCTGCTCCGCGGGTTTCATGGACTGAGCGACGACATACGCGGCGATCTGGAGCATGGTGCCGACAATGGCGGTGACGACCATGCCGGTCGTTATGGCCGCCGTGCCCTCGGCGATCGCGGTAATTATGAGGGGTATCGCCGCAGGCACTACAGCACCCTCCTTGCTTTCACCACCGGGAGCCTTTTGTCGACAGAGAAGGCCCTTACCTCAGCCTTGAGGAACGACGATATCGCTATCCCGTTGCCGCCATAGACCGCCGGGAACAGGTGATGGGATTTGTTGTGGCGCACAATTATGGCGTCTCCCGGCAGGATGTCGCGGGGGTTAACCTCTGTCCCGAAGGAATCGAAGTATTTCAGGAGAAGTTCGTCGGCGCGGTCCTCGTCGGCGAGGTAGACCTGTGAGTAGTTCTCCCTGTTCGCCTCTTCGCAGGACTCCGGCATCTGAACGCCCTGATCGGTATAAAAGCGGTAGATGAAGCCGATACAGTCAAGACCTTCCGTTGTGAGGCCGCCGAAGCGGAAAGGGATGCCCCGGTATTTCCTGATGAGTTCTTCAATGCGAAATTTCGGGATATCCTTCATGTCGTCCTGCCCCAGTAGAGTTGCTGGTCAGCTATCACGGGGATGAACCGGAAACCCCCGAAATTGGCCTCGTTCCCGATTTCCAGACACGTGTCATAGGACTTGTCACACATGCTTATGGCTGTTCCCGCATACTTGCAATCCGAACCCTTGAAGGACCAGGGACAGGATGCAGAGTGCTTCCGCAGCGTCTTCTTGTTCCAGAGGATGAACTCGTTGGCTATCTCGACCTTGACCTTGCTGTCGCCCTCGATGTCCCATGACGCGACGATGCCCGTGAAAAGATCCTCCACGATCTCGCTGCCGTCGGTGAGCCTCACACCCACCTTGACAATGGCGGGCTTGTTCCGGACGTCCTCGTTGAGGAGGATGCCGGAGAAGACGCGGTTCGTGTTGTCGATGGTCATGGCTACGCTGTCCACGCTCATGTTGCTGGACAGGGAGATATTGTCAAAGGAAAAGCCGAGGGGATAGAAGCGGTTCCCGTCGACGAAGACAGACACATCACGGTCGCAGTAGCGATAAGTCTCCGTGAACTGGAATTCAAGGAGACAGAAGGCCTCTACGACCTCCTTGGCCAACTCTGCTACCATATCAGGGTCGAAGTTGCGCATCCTAGAGATCCTCCGGGGACAGGCCCTTGAGTTCTATCGTGCCGCCCGAGCTGATGAGGTGGGTCAACGACTGCCGGGAGAATTTATCCTCCTTGAACCGGACCCGCATCCTCAGGTAGCCCGTGAGGTCGCAGGTGATGAGGACGCCGAGGGCGGGAGGGACGGAAAAGGATATGCGGTCTGAGTCTTCCGCGCCGCCGCCTTCAAGGACTACGCCTGCTGATATCTCGTACGTATACCCCGCCCCATCGTTGTAATTAAACCCCGCCTCTATACTCGTCCAATTGTACGTTGTCCCGCCCGGTGTGGAGGTGATGGTGACGCCGGTGGAGGAAGGGGTGAGGACTTGCTTGAGACTCCACACCATTGAGAAGTTGGATGTTGTGGCGTTGTTATATAGTAATATTCCGGTTGCTGTCCCCTGCGCCGTTGCACCGGGGATGTAATAATCTCCACTAGTCACTCGATTCTTCACCACAAAGTTAATTGAGGCAGTTCCACATTTGCAATAGAGCGAGGGGGCAGTTCCAGAATTGAGGGTTATATCAACCGTTGCCTTAAACAGTTTATCTGTCATCGTAGCTATGTCATTGGTATATATAACTCCAGACCCCGATGTATTTATGGCGGAATCTATATCTTTATTGTTGGCATTTTTAACAAACGTTTCATACGCATTAGAGCCTAAATTAATAACATTTGTTATCAGTTCATCCCCCAGCGTCTCCCCCGTCCCTGCCGCCTTGATGTAGCCGATGGCTTTCTTGCCCGCAGAATCGGTGATGGTGAGTTTGTGGTTCAAAAACGGCGTCAATGCCCCTGCCGCGCTGAAATCCACGAAGGCGGCTCCATCGACGAGACTGAGACGCATGTCTGCGAGGTCGACGGAACCGGAAGCCCCCGCCGCGCTCAGATCGACCGCCACCCCATCCTTGTAAATGGTCTGGTCAGAGGTGGACTTTCCGGGAAGGTCAAAAATAGTCGTCTCTCCATCCCCCCACCCAACGAACAGGCCGGTATGGGCAAGGGAAAGGAGGTCGTAGATGTAGAATGCCTGATATGCCCCTTTCCGCGCCATGTAGAACGCCCACAGGGTCATGATGTCCGCGTTCGTCATTCCTTCGGGATATTTCAGGGAAACGTCGTACTTCGCAAAGACCTGCTTGGCCTTCCTCTGCTCGGTCATGGCATCGAATGAGGTTGTTACCGTCGTCCAGACGGGTGTCACGAGGAGACCGTCAGGTGCGGGCTTCGGGGTCGATGGGTATTCGCTCATTATCTCGTCCTCTTCATCGTGTTTCTCAGACCATAAGCGTTATTTTTCAGGGAGCCATTGACGACGTTGACGATGGAAGCGGGGTTGCGCTTCACGGCATCGGCGAAGGATTGGGAGTCAACGGCACTGATGTTGATTATGGTGTAGGTGTCGCCGGAGCCGGAACCTGACCCCTGCCTGCTGCCACCGCCTGCAGATGCTTTGAATGCCTCTACATACCCGTTCTGGTTGCCCATCATGAGGAACTGACGGTTGCCGACGTTGAGGAGTTCCGGGATGCCCGTTTCGTTGACCTCGTACATTTTACCAGGGGAAACCGAACCGCCTCCGGCGCGACCTCCGCTGAGGAATGAAAACGAACTCCCGAACGAAGAATAAGTAGATGAGGTGAATCCCCCTGAGCTGCCCCCTCCAAGATTAGAAATCCATCCCGAAATTCCGGAGAATATCGGGGATATGTTCTGATAGAAAGACATTTTGAGCAGGTCCTTTATGATGCTGTTGACCATGTCCGAAAAGTCAGCCTTCCCGCTGGTGCAGAACTCTGCCATGGCTTCGGCGCTGTCTTTGCCCCATCCCTCGATGGCTCGCTTGAGTTCCGCGAACTGATCCTTCCCGTCATCGGCGAGTTTTTCCATATCCTTGGCCAGCTTCGCCATATACAGGGTGTAATCCTCGATGCTGAGACTCCCTTCTGCCAGCAAAGCGTTGGCCGTGGCGATCTTATCCTGATAGTCCTGGTACGGAGACCTGATGTCCTCAAGGATCTGCTTCAGCTCATTTTTCTTTTCGATGTCGGCGAGGGTCGCTGATGCGGCCGCAATCTGTTCGGCCGTTGCGTCCTTGAGTGCCAGTTTGTAAAGGGTGACCTGCGCCTCGGTCATGCCGATGGTAGCCGCCTGCTCTCTCAGTCCCTCTATGGTCTTTTCGTTCTCCTCCCAGTTCTTGATGATCTCTTTCTCGGCCTCGTCCATCTGGGAGAGGCTGTCAAGTTCGGCGGCAAGAGAAACGAGGCGCTTCTTCTGGCTCGCGTCAAGGTCCTTGTACTTGCCCTCCGTCACTTCCCACAACATCTTCTCTTCGCGGGTGACTTCACCTACCGCCGCGGCCTCCCGCTGAAGGTTGAGGATCTCGGCTTCAGCGGCCTCGCGGTTCTTCTTCGCTTCCTCGTCAGCCTCTTTCACCGCATCGAGCGCATCCAGTTCGGCGGCAAGGGCTACGAGTTTCCCCTTATGGGCCTCGCTTAAGCTCTTGTACTGTCCCTGCGCGACTTCCCAGCGCATCTTTTCCTCGCGGGTGATGTCGCCGATAGTCGCCTTTTCCCTCTCCAGTTGCATGATAGCCTGCTCGCCCTGTTTCAGGCGTTTCTCGGCCTCGGTCTTCTTTTCCTTTTTTTCCTTGCCGGCCGCGCCCGTGCTGATTTTTGCCCCGCCCGACGATGGGACGTAATTGTCGGCGGTGGATTCCTTCCCCTGCGTGGCTTTCAGTTTGGCTTGAAGTTGAGCGATTTCTTTATCAATGGGGATTTGATAATGCGGTAATATCGCCCCGGCCCGCTTCTGCTGGAGCTTGGCTATCTGATTTTGGATTCGCTTTTCCTCGGTATCGTTCCCCGCCAGCCACTTTTTAAGGTCATCCGGCCCCATCGTGGCAAATTCACCAATACCAAGCTCACCCCGCTTTACTGCCCCCCATCCCTGTAATGATTGGCCGATATTGCCGATTGCCCGGGCAGCCTTGCCCGCGAGGGATATGATTTCCGTGAAAAGCTCGATGATGCCCGGCTTATTTTGCTCGATAGTGTCGGCCAGTTTCATGATCTCTTCGGCTACAGACTTCGTACCTTCCGCGCTTTTGTTGCTGTCCGACAGCAGGCGCCCGAATACGGTTTTTAGGTTCGTCATGGCCTGATCGATGGTGGGTTGCATCTTGGAAAACTCATTCTCGATGGTGTCAGTGGCCG